CCGGATGGATCGCCTGGCTTGATGCCGAAACGGCGCGGCAGGTCGTGGCCGAAGGCCGCGGCGAGTATTTGCAAAAACCCGGAGAGTTCGAAACGGCCGCAATCGAGCCGCCAAGAAATGCGGCGTTGCGCACTGGCCGGGCACCGGCGCGGCGGCCAGGCAAACCGGGATAGGGGGTGACAGGCGGTGAGATGGGCGCTCAGGACCCAGACGGCCCCGACGGCCGAACCAATCAGCGCGACGGAGGCCAAGACCCATCTCAGGGTGGACATCTCGGATGACGACACCTACATCGCCGGCCTGGTCACCGCCGCCCGCGTGTTCTGGGAGTCCATGCAGGGCCGGGCCCTGGTCCTGCAGACCCTCGACCTGGTCCTCGACGAATGGCCACAGGGCGACGCCATCCTGCTGCCGCGGTCGCCGCTGCGCTCGGTGGCGTCCATCACCTACGTGGATAGCGACGGCATTACCAACACCATGAGTTCCGGCGATTACGTCGTCGATACGGCCAGCGAGCCCGGGCGCGTGGTCCTGGATTACAGCGAGTCCTGGCCCAGCGAAACGCTTCGCCCCGGCGGGGCCATTACGGTCCGGTACCGGGCTGGCTATGCCATCCCGTTCACCGTCGCCATCTCCACCGAAATTATCACGGCGGTTGGGCACCCTTACGCCAACGGCGATGCGGTCAGGGTGTGGAATACCGGCGGCGCCTTGCCGACCGGACTTTCCGCCAGCACCGATTACTATGTCATCAGCGCGTCGGGCGACACGTTCAAGCTCGCCGCTACTTCGGGCGGCAGCGCCATCGACATCACCGCAGCGGGCACGGGCACTCACTTCCTCGGCGTGATCCCGGCCAGCATCGTCCACGGCTTGAAACTGCTGATCGGGCATTGGTACGAGAACCGCGAGCCGGTAGTGGCCAGCTCCCGGGAGATCCGCGAAATGCCCATGGCTATCCAGGCCCTGATGGATTGCGAGCGCATCTTTTACTCCGGGCCGGGGGACTGATGATCATGCAAGCCGGGTATCTCCGTCACCGGATCACGATCCAGACGACGACCCAGACCCAGAATGCTACCTATGGCACCACCGAGGACTCCTGGGCGACCCACGTCACCGCCTGGGCCTCCATCGAGCCCCTGCGCGTGGGCAGCCGCGAGTGGTTTGACGCCCAAAAGTTCACCGCCGAGGTTTCCCACCTGGTCAAGCTGCGGTACCGCTCCGGCGTCACGCCGAAAATGCGGATCTCGTGGGACTCGCGGCTGTTCGACATCAAGATCGTCCTGAACGTCGAGGAGCGCGACCGACGCCGAAAATGCGGATCTCGTGGGACTCGCGGCTGTTCGACATCAAGATCGTCCTGAACGTCGAGGAGCGCGACCGGGAACTGCACCTGCTGGTGAAGGAGACGATCTAATGGCACTCACCGCCGCCACTGCCAGGTCGGCCGACGTCGAGATCACCATGGTTGGCATGCGGGAGTTTGAAGCTCAGCTGAAGCGGTTGGGCACTGCCGCGAGCAAAAAGGCCCGCGTAGCCGCACTTACCGCTGGCGCGAAGATCGTCCAGGCCGACGCCGCCAGGCGGGCAGTACGCAGTGCCCGGCCGCGGAAGATCGGCCACCTGGCCGACAGCATCATCGTCAAGACCACGATCAACAAGGCCGGCGAAACTCAGGTGTTAGTCGGCCCGGATGCCAAGCACTGGTACGGCGCATTCGTCGAGCACGTGACCAGAGGGATGCCGGCCCGGCCTTTCCTTCGCCCGGCCCTGGACGAGAACCAGCAGGCCGTGCAGGACGCCATCCGGGAGGAGCTGCGCGCTGAGATCAAGCGGCTGACAGGGGTGTGACGCCATGGCGATCGAGGCCGACATCTACAAGCGGCTGAAAAATCACTCCGGTCTGGCGGCTCTGGTCAGCACCCGAATCTACCTCCTGGTGGCACCGCAGAACGCAACCCGGCCCCACATCGTTTTCCAGCGCATTTCGACGATGCGGTTTCAGGTTTTCGGCGGTACGGTGGCGGGCGCTAGGCCGCGCTACCAGTTCAGTATCTATGCCGACACGGCCCCTGAACTGGTGACCGTCTCGGCGCAATTGCGGGCCGCCATCCTGGCCATGACCGGCGACACCGTCACGCTGTACGAGACCAGCTTCGAGAGCGAGCGGGATGATTTCGAGCCCGAGACCGGGCTGTACCGGCGAGACCTTGACGCGATGATTCTGCATTCGGAGTGATGGCGATGTTCGCATGTACGGGCGAATGTGTGTGCCCGGAATGCCGCCCGGATCTGTTTCCATCGGGTCCGCGGCGAAACAGGGGGCACGTAGGGATTCGGTACTACCGAGGGCGCCGTAGTTTGCGGCATAGGTGCGCGAAAGTCCAACTATACGGGCACGACGTAACCGCCGATTGCCGCGAAGCCATTCCTGGCCGCCACGGGCTGGTTGTAGTGTTGACCAGGGCCTTTTCGCAACAAGACACTGCTGGATCGGTCCACATATGTAAGTGCGGTCAGGGCGCGTGCCAGCGCGTGCTCCAGGGCAGGGTGAGGGTCAAGGGCGACTATGCGGCCCGACGAGAAGTGCGAAGGCCGAGGTGGCCGGCATGACTGCGGTTGAGCGCAAGGCCATTTTGCACGCCCTGGCCTCCGCTCAGGCCAGCATCGACATGGCGCTGTCTTTGATGCTGGGCAACGAAGAGCTGGCCGGACAACCCTGTAAGCACCCGCCGGAGCAGCGCCAGGATCTGCGCGGCTTAGGTGGTGGGCCAGAACATTACGTCTGCAAAGCCTGCGGGGCGGAGGTGGGCGGGCATGACCGGCCGCAAAAAGCGGTACCGGGCCCTGACGGGCCTGAGCTACCCGGTTGACCCGGAGATCATCC